CCTTTATGCGTTCACTGTTCAACTTTCCTATAACTAAACAGAATGTAGGGGTATACGCTGCAAAAATAGCGAAGTTAAAACTAGCTAGAGACTTATCGCAAACTTTAAAGGCTTGTCAAAAAGAACTGGGCAACGTTACTGGCGACGAAGATATTATGAATATCGTCGCCAAGATCGAAGAGCCTCTTCTAGATGCGACTGGTGATATTTATCAGTCTTCCAGCAAGAAAACTGAATTGTTGGGGGATGGCTTAGATGACTACTTAGAGTTCTTGTCTGAAAACGTTTCTGACTTCGTGGGGATTCCTACAGGTCTTCCCGCCTTAGACGCTGCAATCGGCGGTGGGCTGAGAAGAAAGTGTGTTGACCTTGTTGCAGCTAGGCCAAAAGTTGGTAAGTCTATGCTTGGTGACGCTGTTGCAAAGCACGTAGCGTCAAATATAGGTGTTCCGGTTCTTGTTTTAGACACAGAAATGTCAAAAGAAGATCACTACAATAGAATGTTGGCTGATGAGTCTGGGGTAGAGATTAACAGAATATCCACAGGCCGTTTTACAGAAAGTGAAATCGAAAAAGAGAAAGTTCACAACGCAGCAAAAAAACTTCAAGAAATTCCATACCACTATATCAGTATTGCTGGCGAATCTTTTGAGAACATTATTTCTCAGATGAGAAAATGGATTTATCAGCATGTAGGATTTGACGAATCTGGCAGAACAAACGATTGTGTTATCGTGTACGACTATCTAAAATTAATGGGTAGCGAGGGCATTAACGCATCTATGCAAGAGTATCAAGTGCTTGGTTTTCAAATTACCAAGTTGCACAACTTTGTTGTAAAGTATGACGTTGCATGTCTAGCGTTTGTTCAGTTGAACCGTGACGGTATTACAAAAGAGACAACGGACGTTGTTTCCGGCTCTGACAGGCTTGTGTGGCTCTGTACCAGCTTCTCGATCTTCAAGCTAAAGTCAGATGAGGAAAAGGCAGAAGATGGGCCTGAGAACGGAGATAGGAAGATTGTTCCGGTCGTTGCTAGGCATGGCGAAGGCTTGGACGACGGTGACTACATTAGTATAAAAATGTTTGGTAAATTTGGAAGAATACAACAAGGGTTAACTAGGAACGAAATTCATGACAGTTCGCGATCAAGAGAGCAAGGATTTGAAACCGAAGAGTTTGACGAAGAAGAAGATATCGTCACTCTGTGACGCACTGCTTCCTAAGTCGAAACAGCTACTAGATTATTTTGGCGTAGAATGGGTAGAATTTCCAAATAGATTGGCTTTTCCCTGCCCTATTCATAGCGGAGATAATCCAGAGGGTTGTTGCATATTTACTGATGGGGAGTCAAACGCTGGCAACTGGTCCTGCTGGACAAATCACTGCGAAGAAGAGCATGTCGGAAATCTTTTTGGTTTTGTTCGTGGTTGCTTGAAGCAACACAGGGGCAAAGATATTTCTATGGTTGAAGCGGCGTCTTTTATTTGCTGGTTCTTGGATACTGATATAGATGAAATAGAGTCTAAATCTATTGACAGAAGCAATCGCACAATAGACGTGTTTAACAGGGAAATTGTGAGAAAAGAGTCTCAGTTTACAAGGTCGTCAATAAGAAACAAGCTAAAGATTCCTTCGGAATATTTTTTGGGAAGGAATTATAGCCATGAAATATTGGAAACTTTTGACGTTGGTGAATGTACCGTTGAAAACCAGCCCATGTCAGGAAGGGTTGTGGTTCCTCTGTATGACGAATCTAACAACTATGTAGGATGCGTTGGTAGAGCGATCAAAGAGCATCTACAGCCTAAGTGGTTGCATAGCAAAGGCTTTAACAAAAACATACTCTATGGACTAAATCACGCCAAAGATAACATACTTGAAACAAGGACGGTTATTCTGGTAGAGGGTCAGGGCGATGTTTGGCGAGCATTTGAATCCGGTCTGAACATGACAGTAGGAATATTTGGCACAGCACTAAGCGAAGACCAATTAATACTACTAGAGTCATCAGGAGCGTTAAACATTGTCATACTAACAGATTATGACGAAGCGGGAAAGAAGGCCGCCGAATCAATAATTAAAAAATGCGGAAGAAGATTTAATTACATTAGGCCGGATTTGGACGATTGGTTTGAAACCAATAATGTTCCAATTAAGCAACGAGATTTGGGGCAGATGACAAATCGAGATATTGAACAAGAGATTTTCCCCTATTTACCATTTACAAAGGATAAAGAATGAGCGAAGAATCAGGAACTAGAATATTGGCGTTTGCCGGTGCAAAACAATCAGGGAAAACTACTTCGTGTAACTTCCTGCATGGGTATCAGCTTCGTGCCCAAGAGGTTGTTCAGAATTTTGGCATAGAGCCTGAATCGGGTAAATTGGTTGTAAATACGGAGATCGTAGGAGAGGATGGTAAAAAAGAACAAGGAGACACCTTTTTAGATGTTTCCAGAAGAGATTCTGATTTTGTCGAATGGGCTATGTATAACATGTGGCCCTTTGTTAAGAAGTATTCTTTTGCAGATTCTTTAAAGAGTATCTGCATGTCCTTGTTTGGATTGACCTACGAGCAGTGCTATGGAAGCAACGCTTATAAAGACCAGATTATTCCTCACCTATTGTGGGAAAATATGCCGGGAGTTGTTACCGCACCGGGAAGATTTCCATCAAATTATTATAAACTGACCCATCATAAACCCGGACCAATGACCGCCCGTGAGTTCATGCAATTCTTTGGCACAGATGTTATGCGTAAAATGTGGGAACCTGTTTGGATAAAAAGGACACTAAAAGATATTGAAGAAGAACGTCCGCTATTAGCAATCATCGACGACTGCCGTTTCAAAAATGAAATACTGGCAATCCAAGAGGTCGGAGGCAAAGTAATAGGACAGACAAGAAGTCCCCACGCAGATAGTCACTCTAGCGAAAAAGAAATCAAAGATAATTGGAATCTTTTAGATAGGGTAATAGATAATCAGGACATGGAAATCCACGATGTTTGTAAAGTGGTAATTAACATTCTTGGAGAATGGGGCTGGCTAGGAGCTGCTACAGTTACTAACGGCAAAAGAACTCTCCACACCATAAAGGACAACTAATGATTGTAGAATATATTCGTAGTTCAAGCTACAGCAATTGGGAATATTGCGAATTGCAATATTTTATCACCTACAACTTGGGGTATCAGTCACCCTCTGGAAAAAAGGCCCAATTAGGAACAATGGTACACAAGGTCATGGAGTGCCTAGCTTCTTGCACAAAAGATATTCAAGAACATCCAGCAGACAACAACCCTACAAGAAGCATCACAGATGATGCCCTTGGAGAAATCAGCTTTACCAAAACTAAACTAAAAACTAAAAAGTTTGTAAAAGAACTTTTGGACAGAAGTTTTGAATGGTATTCGTCAAACGATCACCATAGCTACACGCCAGCAGATGTTAAATTTTGCCAGAAGCAAATCAACGAGGCTTTGTCATTTAACGACGGACAGTTTGATCCCCGTAAAAGAAGGATCGTAGACACAGAACCTCAATTCGATATTCCTATCGACGAAGACTGGGCCAAGTTTACCGATGAGGATGGTACTGAAAAGCAACTTGCGATAAAGGGGACTATTGACCTCGTTACGGAAATTGACGGCGACACAATAGAAGTAGTGGACTGGAAAACGGGACAAAGAAAAAATTGGGCCACAGGAGAAAAGAAAACATATGAGAAACTCTTAGAAGATCCTCAGTTGTTGCTCTATAACTATGCTATATCAAAATTGTATCCTCAGTACAAACAGGCAATTATGAGTATATTCTTCACCCGTGATGGTGGTCCGTTTAGTATGTGCTTTGACGAATCTGACCAAAAGCTATTTTTAAGCATGTTGGAAAAAAGATATAAAGACATAAGCAAAACCAAGTTTCCAAGACCTTGTTCAAAAAACAGATCTAGTTTTAAATGTACTAGACTGTGCCACTTTTACAAAACAAACTGGCCCGGAACCGATAAAACGATGTGCAACCATGTAGAAGATAGGCTTTACGACATAGGGCATGACGCAACTGTTAAAGAGTGTACCAAAAAGGGTCATAGTGTAGGATATTACGAAGCACCGGGATAAAATATGAAAAAAGGTGTTGACAAAATGCAGTTTGTATGTTATAATAAGGCGTACAACAAATATTGCGAATCTGATTTTTTGAGGAATTTATGTGGAATCCAATTAATTGCAAAACACACTTTAGTCTCCAGCAAGGATTTTGCAAAGCTGACAAGCTGGCAAAAAGATGTGCTGAATACGGATATACGGCTTGTGGAATAGCTGACTTCGGCACACTTTCTGGTGCTGTGGACTTTCAGCAAGAGTGTAAACAGCATGGCATTAAGGCAATTATCGGCTGTGAGTTTGATGGCTACATTCTTTATGCAAAGAATAAAGATGGATGGTTTGATTTAGTTAAATATGTGTCGAACCAGACCCTCAATGTCTTAAAAGATGTTGCCAGCAACGGAAACGTATTGTGCGTCACACCAGAAAAGAATGGATTTGCAAATTTATTTAAATCTAACCACGTCCTGCTAGATTTTGAGCGTGAAGCTATTTACTACGTGGACCAAGGTGATGCGGAGTGCCATAGAATCATGCTGTGTGGCAAGATGAAAACCACTCTTAAAAAGGCCGCCCTTTCGTGCCAAGAACCAGACCATGACTATAAGCAATTTTTTGACACTCTTCACGGCGAGTACGATACCTTTTGGCTCCCTAGCAAAAACCATACGTTTACTAAACGTCCTATCCACGAATCTGCTGTCCGTTGGATTGCTGACAAATGTGAAGAATATGACCTTGCTGACAAACCCTCATTTCCTACATTTCCTTGTCCCGAAGGCATTGGAGAAGATGATTATTTGACAGAGCTATGTAGAGAGGGCTGGAAATCAAGACTCGTAGGCACAGAAAAAATTGCTAACCAAGAAGACAAGGACCGTTACACAGAGCAAATCAAGCATGAGCTAAAGGTTATTTTTAAAGCACAGCTTTCAGGATATTTTTTGATTGTTCAGGATATTATCCGATGGGTGAAGTTACAAGGCTGGCTTGCGGGTCCGGGCCGAGGGTCTGCTGCTGGATGTTTGATATCGTACCTTTTAGGAATAACAGATGTTGATCCTGTTGAATTTGATCTTCTGTTTGAGCGTTTTTACAACGAAGGACGCAACACAGAAGATAACGTAGCTATTCCCGATATTGACATGGATGTTCCAGCAGAGCATAGGGATGCAGTAATTGACTACATCAAGGAAAAGTACGGGGAGTCAAACGTAGCACAGATGATTACAATGGGAAGACTGCAAGGAAAATCTGCTATTAAAGAAGTTTGTAGAGTGTATGAAGCTTTAAGCTTTGCAGAGATTAATGAAATAACAGC